TGTATGTGTTCTACTGAACAATATATTGGACAGTAGTATTCTCCCATTGCGTTGTCATCAAGATGATGTGACCACCATATTGGTAGTACGAAAATGAACCCGAACAGCACGTCCCCATTACCAAACCTCCCTTATCTTTAATTTAACATTATAAACATTATTTGCAACTTGGTCATATGAAAATGAGTTCATATCGAACCTTGCTATTGCGAATTGGTCAGGGCTATTATTACTATTATTAGCCTGAAAGATGAATGGTAAATGTCCACCCATAGTTTTGTTTATAACCTGCGAAAAGAAATCAGTACCATCTAATAAGGTGTTTTCGTCAGAAGGTGTTCCTTCAGCATATCCTGCCTCTAAATTAGTTGTTGCTGCAACTACAGGCATTAGGTCTGTATCTGAAAGATATGAGAATGATAAATCCCACACTCTACGCCCACTACGAAGATTAGATATAGGATTGCCACTTTCATCAGAACCTAATTGCCAAGCACCACCGCCATTACCCCAATCAGCAGGTTTAGTATAAGTAGCATTAGATAGTGTTGCCCCACCTTTAGTTTGTGTGGTTTTTACTCCATCATACTCATAAGAGAGTTTAAGATTTAGGTCAGGGGAATGTGGCATATCATATTTTCTTCCATATACCATACAAGAGAATCCTCTTGTAACACTTCCTGTAATTACTTGGTTATCTTCAGTTTGAAATCCTGTGTGTATATCTTCAATAAAATCAGGACTAAAATTTTCAGACCACCCTTCATCATCTCCAACCCTCATAGACCAACCATCTTCTGTAACAGGATAGTTTACAGAAGTAGATGTGCCTCCCATTTCAGCTTCGTGCTCTTGGAAATTATCATCATCAGTATTTTGATACCTTTTGCAAATAATTTTATAACCTTTAAGATTATGTCCTAAGCAAAACCAAAAGTTTGCACCTTTGTTTATATTTGCAGCCATATTACTTCTATCTTCATATACTCCACTTGGGGAATCCCCAAATATCTCATAATAATCGCCTGCTGTCATTGTATCGTTATACATTTTATGGGAAGGATTTAATAAATTTATTGGGTCTATATTGTACCCTAAAGACTTAAAGTAATCTCCCCAACTAACATAAAATCTTGGTGTTCCTACGTTCTGTGCCATTAATATCCTCCTCCACCACCTGAACTACTTGGAGTAGATGTGGCTCGTCTAATTTGTGAAATTTGCCTTCTTGTTATCCCTGTCCTGTCTTTAGGTGGATATATATTTATAGACTCTTCAGTATGTACTCCACCTGTCATAGCAGCACCATCAGAGTAGATATGAATTAACTCATTAGCAGGGACAGGAGAGCCATCAGCATATTCATATTGACCTTCAGATTTGGTTCTAATATTGTTATTAACTACAATGCTATGCTTATTAAATCTTTGTTTAGAACCTATAAGATATGTGCCATCACGAGTTCCCCATAATGAAACATCATCTTCCCATTTTTCTCTATCAAGCTCCCAATAATCAACACCCTGTAAACTTACACGCTCTCTCTTCATAGTATTGTCTTGTACTGTTTTGCAAGACAGAACCCTGAGTTCACCTACATAGTTAAATAGTTCTTGTGGCATATCACTTCCATCAAGCATTACACCTATAATCTTATTTTTACTTGCAGACAATAAAAGGTTGTCAGGACTATTTGTAATCTTAACTGAACCCTTGTACCTTAACTCAAAGCCCTGAGAGTTGCCATCAAATAAAACTTCGCCATTTCCATAAGTTATCATAATTATTCTTCCAATATCATATTTACTGTTTGAACAATGTCTAAAATATTAATTCCACCATCACCATTTATATCTCCCCTTTGGATTTGTTCTTGTGTAAATTCTAAATTACCCAAAGTATAACTAACCATTTGAATAACATCTAATATGTTAAGTCCACCATCAAGATTAACATCACCTGTTACACTTGATGCAGGTAAATCGTATGAAGATAAAGTTATAGTAATTTGCTCATCATCTGCTAACCCAAATGAAGCAGAGTCATTAACACTTAATACTCCATCATTCTCATCAACCCAACTTAAGGTAAATTGATTTGGAGAATCATCATTAGGATTATAGGTATGCGTTACAGATACTATATCACCATCACCCGATTCAGGTAAGACAGGTCGTTCAATACCTAATACTTTAAAGTATTGTGAATCGCCTAATAACCCTGAATAGTCATAGCTATCATTAACTAATATAGCAATGCTTTGATTATCGTTATTTAATTCTACATTACCACTTATTTCAATATCATCGCCACTATATGCAACATAATCAATTCCCTCAGCAATAGTTTCTTCTAAGTGATGCAACTGCATACACTCAATAGATACTGAATCTAAATTCTTTGTAGTAGAAGTTACCATAAACAATGGGTATCTACTTTGACCATTCACCTCAGTAGTATCAGTATAGTCAATGCCATAAGCAGCTACACCTTGAAATAGATTCTCAAACTTAACTAAATCCCCAATTTCCAAATCAATGTATTGTAGTGGTAGTTTAAGGTTGAATATCAAATGGTCATTTTTGTACTGCTCTGATAAGAAAGATGCCAATAGATTAGCAGTTTCCTCATTCCTAATATAATCTGATTCAAATTCTAAATGTGCATCAGCAGAATCTTCAATCCCATAGTATGAGTCAGCCCCTAAATCATATACTTCAGGGTCAGTTGTTTTAAGGTATGAATCTTGTGCATAATCTTTATTATAAGATACAGTTACCTTCTTGTAAATCTGCTCAGGCTTAGTCTTCTTAAATGAGTAAGATATAACCTCTGATTCTTTTATTGGAGTAGCACCTGCATAATCACTATTATCCCCCTCTACAGTATAACTATCCTTAACTGTATTAAAACCAAAGCTACCATTATTCTTGAATTTAGGGAAACACTTAGTGGATTTAGCTATATCTTCAATAAGTTTCTTTGATGAGATTTTCTTGTTTATCGTAAAGCCAAACTTCCAATCAGCGTGGGCTAACTTTGCTTCTGCATATTCTGCTTCATCAATATTGTCGTGTCCAATCTCACTTCTAACTAAATCATAAATAATATCAATAGGGTTTTGGATGAAATCCACTTCATAGAGTTGGTCAATATAGTTCATTAATACTGCAGAATCTGTAGTATTAAGATTAGGGTATACTGTAGCATATTCCTGTATATATTGAGGGGCTTCATTAAATAATGAGCTATCTAAAAAGTCAGCCACCTGTTCTGAATTTTCTTGAAAATAATCAACTGACCCAACTTGTAATTGAGGGTGGTCATCGAATGTATTTATTCTGCCTTTTATATTGGCGTAATAATCGTGTCCTAATAATTTATTTAGAGTGGCTATGTGATATAGATGAGCTTCCTGTATAAATAGGTCGTGGATATGATTCTTAGTGCCATCAACTCCATTATTATAATGCGACTTTACTGCCCCTATATTAAGATAGGAAAACTCATTCAATGTATGGAAATAGCCAAGCCCTTCCTCATTCCCCTTCTGTTGGCGTAATTCAACCTCATCCCCACTACTATAATTATTGAAACTCATTGACCCATTCAAATATATTTGCCTACCATATTCATTGTCATCCACCTGAAAGCCTGCACTGTTTGAAAAACTGTTAGATGCTATGACAGGTATTTCTCCTACCCATACGCTATAAGCCTCCCATCCATCTATATCAAAATCAACTCCATCAGGATAGGATTGTCCTTCAAGAAAAGGAAGGTAACCATCTAATGTCCCCTCGTGAGGATTGGCTCTTATCTTGCAAATAATATATGTTTCGCAATCAAAATCATTCTCTAATGTATTGAGGTTAAATCTAATATAATGATAATTAGTTTGGTCATTATCAGAATATCCTTGAATCCTTATGCCTGTATTTGTAGTAAGGTCTTTAGTATAAGAAAAACCTAATTCACTATTATCAGCCAAGTCACTCATTTCCTGTGAACCTACTTGAGAATAATTTGGGCTTCCATCTGAATTAAAGGCATAATATATATCGTGAGATAAAGACTCTATATTGTCGGATGGGAAAAGGTAATCCTCCCCTTCATAAAACTTTATTACATATTGGCTACCTCCAAAAACATTCATCCCTATAAAATCCCTAATAAAAGCAGAAGAAGTTATCTCTCCCTGCTTATTCGCCAATAATTCAATTCTTGGGATAGATTCGAGGGACTTGTCAGATATAGAGTTGGATGAAATCCCTATTCTGTCTGATGTTGCAACTAACCCTGAGCTATTAAAATTATGAGCCCCTATCGAAAATTCAGTAGGCTCTAACCCTGCAATAGGCTTATAGTCAATGTCTAATTCAGTAAGAGTGTCTTCTTCATAACCCTCACCATCTTGCGTAAACTCTATAAATTCTTTACCTGTTTTTATTAATGGACACCTATCTACATATCCATAAACTATATTTTTAGGCTTATTCCTTGTTTTTTCAGGCAAATAATCATTATCCCCATACATCTCAGGTAAATCCTTATGTGCTTTTTTCTCTGTTAAATCTTCAAGTTCTACCTTGACTTTTTCATCATCGTGAGATATACGCCTAACAATACCCTTAAAAACTTCTTTAAGGTCTGATTGACTCTTAAAGTAAATAGTAGCTTCTTTATTAATTAAAGATGTTTCAGAAAGCTGGTCAGAGAATCTAACCCCCTCAAAAGGGAAGTTGTTAAACTGAAGTGACACATTGGAAATCTTGAACTTCCTTGACTCTACATCAACTGATTCTTTGATAGAAGGGATGTTCATAAGAATAGGCTTGCAGTATTCTGTAGTAGTCGTAAACCCTCCTCCGAAGAAATCAGGTATTGCAAGACTTCGTTCAACAATTACATTGTTGGTTGAGTACCAAGTGCCATCTATCTCTACTACAGGATAGAGTTGAGTATTCTGACCTTTTATATCACCTTCAAAAGACATTAAGAAACTCCTATGTCAGCACCACGCCTGATTGCTTCTTTAATCATTGGTATAGCCTCATCTTCTATAAAATCTTGGGACATAACATTGCCTGCAAAAGATATATTTACATTCCCTGCTCCACCACCTGCATTGATACGATTCATTGCTTCTACACCTACAGCGTTTACAGCATTTCTTGACATTACAAACTCACCTTGTTCTGCTTCTATCATAGTGCCACCTTGTGAGTGTCTGCGACCACCAACAAGACCACCTTGTTCCATTTTACTTGCAGCGTTATGAGCAGCAACCGCACCTGCTAAACCTTGTGCGAGGGTTAGTCCATAGATTATATTAGGGTACATTGGATTTGCAATAGTTAGTGGATTCTTAGCAGCCTGAGCAAAAGCATCTGACGCAGCTGCAAAAGCATTAACTCCTGATGCAATGGCTTGAAGTTTAGCAACTTCTTTTGCATTTTTTTCATTCATCCCTGCAATAGCAGCAATAGTGTTTATTGTTTTTCCACCAAGTTTTATTTTTTCAGCCTGCACTTTTCGGTCTTTTTCATCAAGGTCAATTAAACTTTGTCTTATTTTATGCTCTTCTACCAATAAATTAATTTTATCTTGTTCAAGCTGAGTATATTCTCTGTCAAGGTCTAACCTAATTAAAATATCATCATTTAATGAAAGTCCCATATCCCTCAACTCAGATTCAAACCTTATCTTCTCATTAAGCATAGCAATCTCTTCATCGCTTGCACCTAATTTTTGTAATCGCAATACACTCATTCTACCTTCAATGTCTGCCATATCTTCAATCACTTTAGAATATAACTCTGTAGCTTTTTTATCCCTTTTTATTGCCTCTGTCTTGGCTACAATCTTTTGCATTAATTCTTCTTCGGCTTCACTTGCTTTATGCCCTAAATTAATACGCATCTTTTCTATTTCAGAAGTTGCATTTAATAAATCAAGTTTCTTTTGTAGACTTTCTTGACCTTTTTCTTGCTCCTCAGATAATTGCTGTTGTGCCTGTACTGCATCCTGAAGTGCTGTAGTGTGTCCACTTACATCTTCATCCCCACCCTTAAAGACATCAAAGTATTCCATCGCTGCAAATGCTGCTGCTGATATAGCTACTGCGGCTAACCCAATAGGGTTTGCTGCCATTGCTGCTGTAAATTTACGCATTTCAAATGTAGCTAAAGATGTTGCAACCTTGAGTGTTACAAAAGCTGCTGCACCTATACCTAAAGCTGCTGAAAATCTTTGAACTTTGTCTGTATCAAGCATATCCATAGTCAATCGTAATTCTTTTGACAGGAAAGTTAAGGTAGGTATAAACGCCTCACCTAATACAGCAGAAGCATTAGCAGATGAAGCTGCAAATGCAGCAAATTCCATTTGTGAATTAAATACTTCAGGAGGAAGCCCTGCAACCTTTTGCCTTGCAGATTCCAATGTGGCGTTTAAAAATGCCTGCTTCTTCTCAGAGTCAGTTAGTTGGTCTGCATTTTTCTTTAATTCTTTGGCGTAAGACTTATATGCATCTTCAGTCTTAACAACAATACCAATGTTATCTAACATAAGGCGAGATTGCCGACCAATACCTGTAATAAGTGACTCAACTGACATCTTAGTATCTTTGCCCAATGCGTTACCAAGTCTTTGAGCCATATCAAACATCTCAGCCATCTCTTCAGAGTTTTTGCTAACCCCAAGAATCATAGCATTATTAGCCTGTTGGAATAGGTCAAACTTAGACATAGTCCCATCGGTAGCTGCCTGTAGCCTTCTAAATGCTACATTTGAATCCTCTGTAGCTCCTGCCATCGTATTAAAGGCACGTTCCATAGAATTAACCTTAGAGGCTTCTTTGGCGAAATTAACAACCTGCCTAATACCAAGCCCCATAGCGAAGTTAAATAATAGCATTTTAGAACGGACAACAGAAAAAGCATCCCCAAGTATACCCACATCTCTTGCTCCTCTTTGAGTAGTCCCATTGAATTTCTTTTGAGCTTTCGCAAGCCCCACAAAAGAATTAATTAATTTTTTATCCCCTTCAGGGACAAATTTAATCGTTATTTGTTCGTCTGCTGCCATCTATTAAATCCTTTTCTTTCTTTGCAAGAGCATTTTTAATTACAAAAGACTTCTCAACCCACTTGGAAGGTTGGTCACCATATGCTCCACTATATGCAGGAACTCCAAATTCCTTGCAGTAAATGTATCTTTGTATGTCTTTCTGATGTTCATTCTTCAAAACTTTGTTCCTACAAGAGAAAAAGGGCAACTGAGAATTGACTGACTTCGCTATATCAAACTCATTGCCCTTATCATTCATCTGTTTAGTTTCCTCTATAAGTAGGTCTATTACGCCCCAAACATCCTCATCACAGGTAAACTCCTTAATAGGTCGCTTTCCTTCGATTAAAACAGGTATTTGAGCCTCATATGGGTAGTCGTGATACTGACACCCCCCACAACCATCAGCAATTACGTTTATTTCGAGTTGGAGGGCTTCTCTTCCCCCAAGAGCAATCCTTCTTGCATCTTGAGGAATATTTCAGTTCTCTCTTCAAAGGTTAAGCCTCTGATAAAATCATCAGAAGCATCGCCATCGAGTCCTCTACGCAACCAAAATGTGATGGTTGAGTGCATCATCTTTACACCTTGTGGATTACCTTTAGAATCAAATTGGTACTCCACCTTATCTAACATTTCATCCCTATCATCTAAGGACACATCTTTAAGTTTAACTTCTCTGCCTGAGTCAAGTTTTAACTTCATTTTACCTCTTATTTAATTAACAAGCAACTTCTACTAAAGCGTTAGAGCCATCTCCAACTGCTTTAACAGAAATATCTAACATCATAACATCACCTTCGTTAAAGGCAACATTTGTCAATACTGATTTAGCCATAACTATACCAAAAGAACCATTAGCTAAAGCATCTTGATGATTTAATTTGCTTTCTTGTGCTGCAGTTGCTCCTTGTTGAGTCTGATTATTGAATGACGCTATAAGGGGTTCTGTATTAACATCATACTTAGCTGTTACGTCTAAAGTAGCTGAGAACTCACCTGCTCTTGATACAACCTCATACCCCGTAGAAGCTAATCCTGTAAATACCGCAGGATTATCTAAGGTTAGTGAGAATGAGCTTAACACTAAGTCATCAACAGCATACATTTTTCTATATGCGACATCACTCCAAGAGCTCATAAGATAGTTTTCATCTGCACCAAAAGCTGTATCAGCACTTAAAGACGCATCTGATAAATCTTCAGCCAATGTTCCTGTTTGGAATGTTACTGAGAATTTAACTCTTCCGCCTTCTGTCCCTACATCGCCATTAAGGGTTAATGATGTAACGACACAATCTTTAAAAGCTAAATCAGTATCAGTTATAGGGGAAGATACAACAACAGAAAGCAATTTTCCTGCTAGACTTGAATCATCTTTCCCAACAGATTGAACTCCTGCGTTAGACGCAAAGGAATATACTCCGCTCGCAGAACCCTCAGCTTCTCCCATAATATTTTCTAACAACATATCAAGGGCATCTGTTGTAGCTGTCCCTGACGCTGATATTTCTTTCACAGACCCTTTAACGTCTTGGAAGAAATCTTCTTTTTGCAACACCCTGCTACCTGTCCTTACATCAAGAACCTGTGTTGGGTTTAAAGATGGCATCCCTACGGAATCTACATCTAATGCGTGATATAAGTTTCCACCTGCTGCTTCAATAGTCCCAAAGGCATCTTGCTCTGCTATAAAGATTTGAAACTGTTTGGGTGAAAAGGCTGCTGTATTAATAGCCATTATTTACCTTCTTTCTTTGTTTTTTTTACTTCTTCTACATATTCCCAAGCAGGCTTTGGAACTTTATCAACCTTAACTTGCTTACCTGAATTTAACTCATCTATTACAGATGATTGATAAGGATTTTTAAAGCACCATTTCTTTACTATCGGCTTATCCTTATCTTTCAATTTTATCTTCATTCTTCCTCCTCTGTCCACTCTGAGGTGGAAAGTGTTGTGCGTATTTCACTATGGGAGTATGCAGTCATACCCTCAAATCCTTCAGGAGTATCACCATCCCACTTTAAAATCGCTTTTGTACCATCTACAGACTTTCTAAGTGTACTTACACTTGTCTGAATGGCTTTTGTTACTAAATCTTCTAATTGCTCATCTGTATAATCAGCAAGGGTTATTATTACCCATTTTCTACTTGAATAACTCAAGGTGTGTCTTCCTCTATATCTCCTGATACCATATTAGTCATTAATCCTGCGTTGCCTTGCACTTCTTTTACAATATAATCACTAATAACCCCAACGAACCCAAGATTAAAAGCATCGCAATTTAATTCATTTACATTCGTAGCAGTTATATACTGAGTGTAATCACCATTACCACTACCTGTTACCCCTGCATCTGCACCACTTGGCTGCCTAAATCTAAAACTACCACTTGTATATGACGATACTGTGAATGATATTTTATATAACTTACCTGAAGTTAGATTAACAGTCGTATTATTCTCTATACCTGAATAAGCACCAACACTTACAGTTTCTCCACTCCATACTGACAAATTGCTCCCCAATGTAGGATTAACTTGGTCTGCAATCAATGGGTACTCATCTAAAGTTCCATCTCCCATTCTCCAATAGCCTTGCAAGTTAGCAGAATTATCATAATCGCCTGAATCAGAACTTAAATCAGTAGGTGTACCACTATTATAAATAGCAGCTACAGCATCTGCATCTAAAGCAGTATTCCATACAGCAACTTCGTCAATATTGCCTTCCCAAGAAGAATTAGCAGCAGAGTTTGTACCAATATAAAATGAGATAGATGATGCAGACACAATATCACTCGATAGGGTTTTAGTAACAACTTGAGAGCCATTAATATAAAAAGAAGATTCGACTCCTGTGCCTCCATTTACCCACGCAATATGATACCAAGAATCAGGTGTAAGTGTTACATTATGAGCAATATAATCATACCCACTTGCCTTTTTCTGAAAAGATATAATTCTCGGAGTACCTCCACTATTCTGATATATTAAAGCATATCCACTTGTAGCACTACCATCGCCACGACTAAATAAAGTTACAGCTCCATCAGTAAGTATATCATATCCTGACTGTACACGAAACCATCCTCCAATAGCAAAAGACCCTGATGTTATATCAGGCAGAGCTGTTCCACAATCCACATAATCATTACTACCATCAAAGTTTAAGCTAAAGGTGTTATTTAGCGTAGGAGTAGTATCTATAACTTCAGATAAACCACTAAGGTGTTGGCACTTCCAATCAAAGGATACTAAATAAGAATTATCTTCACCCTCTTGTAACTCTGTAGATTCAATTCTGCAATTAACAGCAGCAGTAGAATCTGTAAGAGATAGAGAAGTATTGTTCTGCATTAACTGCTCTATTCTTGATGTGTAGCGAAGAACGTGGTCAAGGCTTGATTTCTTTACATTTGGGCTTTGGAATATATAGCTCAAACTAACTGTGTATTCTCTTAGCTCACACCCTACCATCTTTTCAGATAGAGATGTGCTTGCCAAGTCTAACTGTAGATATTGTCCACCTGTAGAAACATTCTCATCATTAATATATACAGGCAACGCTCCCTTGAACTCAGTCCTAAAGGTGCTTCTGAGTTTATCAGCGATATTCTTCCAATTATTTGTGAAGGTGATGCCCATTATATATCCATATGCAGACAAGTCCAATTCCAAGTGGATACGTATAATCCCTCAGCCTCGTCTGTGCTTAGCTCGCTTTCTGTAAATTTGCAGTCAAATGCGTTGGTACTATCTGCTAATGTCATTGATGTATTATCATTGATAAGATGTTGGGTTCTTTCAATGACTCTTAAAATACTATCAAGGGCAGTCTTTTTAATGTTAGTACCTAAAAACACATACTCTACACTTACTCTGTATTCTTTCAAATTCTTGCTTGAATTGTAATCAACTAATGCGTTACTTACAGGCTCAAGTCTTATGTATTGGCTTCCTGCCTTAATATCCTCATTGCCGATGTAGATAGGGATACTATTCTTAAATTCTGTTCTGAGAACACTTCTTAACTTATCAAGTATGTTCTTCCAATTATTTACAAATGTTATTGCCACCTGCGTGTCATTCTAATAGGCTTTAATGAATTAGCATCAACCTCTTCTGACCACCCTTGAACTTCCACTTCCCAAATATCATTAAGGGCAGCAGTAGAATTAAAGTCTGTGCCTGAGAATCTAACTTGTAAGCCACCTGATAAAGATTGATAATCACCATTAACTATTTCATCAGTAACAATCTGTGTTCCTTCATTCATACCAAGTTTATCACCATCTTTAGCCCATACAGAATACTTAGCAGTACCAATAGCACCTGCTGTTGTAATCTTAATCTTCAATAAGTCGAATGTGCCACTATAATGACCACGAGTATCTACAGGTCTAACTGTGCCTGTATAAGTAACATCTCGAACAACACCCTTAGATGAATCAGAAGTGTTCTGCCAAGATAGCCCTGCTCTACCATTATTAAGAGCATCAATGTTTTCTTGTGCCTCAACCATCATTGCAGAAGCCATCTCGCTTGTTGGGTCAGTTGCTCTAATCATAAGGACAGCACATAAAAGTGCAGTAGTCCTAATAATCATATAGTCAAAATTACCTGACTTATCTTTAAATTGATTGGCAGGTAAGTTAGGGTCTAACTTTGAATCTAAATATCTACTTGCATCAGTTCTAAATTGAGTCACCATAGCAGTAAACTCTTGTCCTGATTCCATAAGTAGGTCAGCAGGGTTAGAGGCATTATTGTAGTAATACACTACATCGTTAGTAGAGTCGTAATACCATTCAGAATTTACATTGACATCACCTGATGATGCTTGAGCTGCCCCTAAATCAGCACCATCTGCAAATAACTGTGTAACTAATCCACAATCGTGGGCTACATATAATGAACCTGAAGACACCACCCATCCATAAATAGGTGTCTTTGAATCAAACTCATCTAATTGAGGGAAGACTCTTTTTAATTCTTGATGGGTACAGTAAATTGGTGCAGTTGCCATCCAACCCCCTTAAAATCTATATAAAATTATACTTGTAATATACAACATTCTACCACATTTTACAAGACCAATAGCGTGCAGAAGTTCTATCTTTTGCTGTCGCACACCGATGCCTTGCCCTAAATGATTTACGCCTTGCAGGTGATGATTTTTTAATTCTCATATTAGGGTCACCAAACGTAACTCTTTTAGTCTTATTGCCACTACTGACATACACCTGAAACTTTTTTCTTCCATATCCTGCTTGACCCTTGCGAATCCTTGAAGGCTTATTAAGTCTAACGCTTCTTCCTTTGAACTTTGCCATACTTTTTACCCTTCTTCTTTTTCTTTTTCTTATAAGCCATTACTTTAACGCTATCAAGCTAATAGTTGTATCAATCTTTGTATTTACACTTCTTGCTGAAATTGCAGTTATTGAATTGCCAAGAGTTGTAGAAAATTCTGAACCTCCTGCGAGTGCTGAACCATAACTTGCACTTACTACAAAATGAGCATTAGGAGGACATCCAACCAAATCAATAGCACCTGTTTCATAATTAATTGTACCACTACAAGCTCCTGAAATATTACCAAATCCATCATCATAGAACATTGCCGATACATTAGGTGATGATATGTTTGTTTGCTTGTCATATACAACATCGTCAGGCAATACAGCTGCAACTGCTGCTTCAATATCTCCAACAGCCATAACAAATCTACCTACTCCAAATGGAGTTGTTCCACTTGCAGGGGCAGTAATAGATATTGCAGATGTAGATAAACGCTGACCTGAAGTAAATCTAATATCTCCATTAACTATTGCACAAGTCACCTTCTTTTCTAATAAGTTGCCTGAAGCATAATAGCCTGCATCAAGTGCATCTTGAATCTTCCTGATGACTCCATCAGAGCCACCGAATTTAGTATTAGCTGATGTGGTAAATGATAATGTGTAATCTGAACCTCCATCTACTGCAATATCAAAAGCATATGCAGTCGAAGCAGCAAGCCCTGATTCTGTTGAAGCTGTAACCCCACTCATACCCAATTCTTGATAGCCTGCATTGTAAAACTTGCCACTAATAGAGCCTGCAACAAATCCATCAGCTACTGCATCACCTTTTCTCCCTGTTCCAATTAAATTCATAGCCTTATATCTTCCCGAATTATCTGTCTGAGCAGTAGAATATTTGTCAAAATCTGCATAGGCATTAAAATAAGTAAACATTACAGCTGTATCATCTGCGTGAGTTGCTGCTGTAGAGCCATATAACCCTCTTTTAATAGTACAGGTACTATTGGCTAAATCTGCCCCTGTTCCAACATCAGTAATTTCGCATATCTCATCTTCAAGTCGGATTAAGTCCCCGACCTTGAAATATTTAGAGTGTCCATTCTCAAGATAAAGTGTAGTTTCTGTCGCATCGGATGCCATATCACCTGAAGTCGCTGTATCTAAATCTGCACCACTATCTGACTGCATACTTCCGTGAGGTGCTTGATTATCCATTGATTGCCCATTTGCTGCCGAAAGTGAATTGCTATATCCTACCAATTTTATATTAGGCAGAAAAATGAAATCACCTGCCCCTAAAAGATAGCTAACCCTATCAGGGTCACCATTTGTATCAGGGGATGCAGCAGACCAAGTTTCGTAACTTACTTTTATCTCTGCCCCTACATTGCCTGAATTTTTAACAATTAATGACTTTGCATTTCCTATTGAATTTGTCCCTTTATTTGCACTCCCTGTAACCAAGAGAATAGGTTGGTCTGAACTATCTACAACCTGAGTTAAATTGATAGCATCATCATAATTGCCTGACTTGGATGCAGATATTGTTTCTGTTGGAGTTGTTATTGTTAAATCTGTTTTAAAATTTGCCATTCTTATTCCTTACCTTAAATGATATACTAATTGCATATTGACTGTTATATCTGCGTTTGTTCCATCTTGATGCACACAAGCCATAATAACTTTACCTGCATCTACATCAGCTGATGCTACTGTCAATGCTTTGTAATATGCCTGTTCATAACCTGCCCCTGATATTGCAAGTGATTGGTTACAAAGTTCTGAGCCACTTGATAAATCACCACTTGTAGCACCATTTGCACTATCTACTGCATACTGCATAACTGAAAACTTTACAGCATCACCACTTGCATCATCTGCCCCAAACCATACATTACAAGAATCTATTGTGATATTAAATGGTACATACCACATTGCTTGAACTACATTATGTGCATCAGTTGATATTGTAAGTGAAGTGTCAGGTGTTGAGCCTGTGCCTAATTCTAATACCCCTACAAACCTTGCACTTCCTATGGATGATAAAGCTGTCCAAGTATTAGCACTTGATGGCATTGAATTTATTGCTGTAATACAAAAGTTTTTGACTTGAGTGTTTACTATATGTTGCCCTGCTCCTGCTTTAACTAAATCATTGGTTGAATCAACTAAAAGTAAGTTATTAGAATCAGCATCTTGTACTGCAAATTTAGTTGAAGTATCACTACCACCCTGTACAATAGTTCTTGATGATGATATATTAAGAACTGATGCTGTTCCTTCTCCATCGACAACAGCTCTTGTAGTAGCATCTATTCCACTATTGCTATTATTCATCTGCAATAGGTCTTTATATGAACCTGCTTTTGTTTTACCTGTTAAACTCATTGAGCATTAATCCAATCTATAATTTCATTAATCTTTTCTTTGATAGCATCAATAGCTACACCCTCTTCAGTTCCTTCAAGAGCCTCTTTATCTTCATCAGTATTACTTATTTTTTCAATAGACATATTAACTTACCTCACAAACTATACTAAAACTCATCTCAAGATAACGATAGGTAGAAGTATCTTCAGTAGTTCTTCTCCAAGCAGGAATTAAAGTATCACCCTTTGCCAAACTTACAGATAAACCTGTCTGCCCAATCTCATATAATATATTAGCAGTTGCTGATGATACTGATTGCGTTACCCCTACCTGACTTAATGTATAGTCCCCTGCACTACCATAAGTAACACCTGTGCCTTTCATTAAAGCAAATTCATAGTCCTGTGATGTTTGAAAGTTACCTGTATAAGTATATTCAGTTATAGTACAAGCCTTTGGCACTACTATTTGTGGGTTATAAGAATCTGCCCAAGTTGTAGGTAAAGATGAACTATTAAAACTGCTATTCCAATTAGTAGAATTAGTGCTATATGTGGTACTTGGAAAATACCAATTATCATATCTTGTATAAAATCTTGCACTCCATTGCTGAATCCAATAAACAGTACCACCTGCATTATCATCCACATATTGCTTAGTAGCCAATCCATCACCTGTTGTAGGAGTTTGACCTTTAGCCTCACCTGATATTTCTAAACTTTTTACTCTTGCTTTATCATCAGATAATTCTAATGCACTTAATGTGCCATCTGAATCCTTTACAGGCTTTAGATTTCCATCAAGTGCGTTATCTATTGATAGGTGTTTAGACATTGTCTGAGCGTAATCCCTCTACAAACTTTGCGATACCTGTAACAACAATATTATCAATAGCATCTATACAATAAGGTTCAAGTGTTTTATTCCATACTTTCTTAGTCCACTTCCACTTGCCTAAACCTAAAGTGCATACTACACCAAGATTATACATCCAAGAACCAAACTTGGCTTTGATGGTTGCATTAGGAATCTTTTTTAATACAAAGGCAGTTGCTGCACCTGCTACACCCATACCTGCGTAAACTGCTACTTTCTTAGTTGCTAATGCTGTTAAGGCTGATAACATTCTAATACTCCTTCTTTATTTTTAATATTACATAAACTATGTTCAATACTATAAGTAATACACCTAATGCTTCAGGGACTAATTCCCACACATTCACAACGATAGTACCTACACTTGCTCCAATAGTCTTTAAGGAATCTGTCACTTCTTTGGCTCTCCATTTATAAGGCGTGAGAGTATATCTTCTATACCCTCAATGTACCCTTTTACCTGTTTAATGTCCATTTGTGTAATTTTTTGTTGGTCGATTAACTTAATGATTATGCCTTCTAACCTGCGAAACTGATTTTCTAAATCATCAACTAATTCTTTTTGAATCCAAGTCTGTTGCTTCCATATAAAATAGCCGAAAGCTATTGTAATTGCTATGGGCAATCCATATTGGTCTATGATGTTTAAATCCATTACTTATCCCCATCTATCACTTCACCCCAAACAGTTGTCCTGCCATCATATATTTCAACAACATCAACTTTAAAGTTTCCATTCTTAAACCAATCAACGATTGCAAATGCGTGATTCCAATTAGTGAGGTTACCCCTGAGCCAATCTTCGTCTTTTTTAATATCTTTCAAACATCCTAATGACCAAGCAGATAAAGTCCCACCTAATCCTGTTTCTGTAAATCTCTGCAAGTCGTGAGTGTGTCCATACATAACAGACTCTTTATACATTGCTAAATGTGCTTTAGCGTGATGTACGCCTGTTCTATGTCCGTGAGTAAAATTTAACTTACCTATCTTTAAAGGTCTCTTCCTAAAGTAAGGATGAAACTTATACCCTCTCTCCTTCAGGTTTAAGGCGTTCTGCGTGAGAAAGCGAGGTCTTGTTTCCTTCTTGGCGAACTTATCTAACCATACCTCGTGATTTCCTTGAACAAAATGCCGAATCTCACATCCGACTATGTCTAAAGACCTATCAATTTGACTCATACCATTATTCACCTGTTTCACCGATTTATCTAACATCGGTATTAAAATATGGTCAGGCGGTCTATCTAAATCCTTCCAATGATGATTCCCAAACAATTCCCATTCTCCTGTATCACCTAAGTCAATATAGATGTCAGGCTTCACCATCTCAATCGCCTTACATACTACATTAATGGCTCTTTGGTCGTGAAGAGGGAAATGCTTATCAGGGGTTACTATCGCCCTTTTAAGAACTGATTTTCTCAGACTGATTCCTTACTATGTTTGATAATTCTTCTGCTCTATTAGGCGTTTGTCTTGCCCATAAGCTGTCAAGCATCTCGTCAGCAGCTTCTTGCCACTCGCCCTCTTGTAGGGCAGAGATTGCTTTTCTAAATTTTGAAACGCCTGTAATGCCAAGCTGATAACACATATTTAAAACTACTTCTTGAACTTCCTGTGGCATATCTTCAAGCCATTGAAAGCGAGAATTAGCATTACGCTTTAATTTTTCTAATTTCCTAATAAGGATTTCTTCTGCAATATCCTCATCTAACACTAAATCTTTTATTGCAAATCCATACCCTATAGTAGGGATGCCAAGAGAATCGTCATAAACGTGCTCAACGAATCCCTCGTGATGTTTAATCTTCTCTAATAAGTCTTTCATTTAGACCAATCTATTTTATCGTAATTCTTTATATATTGCTCGTCACGATTAGATATTCGCATCCAATCACCCTTGCCTGCACCTGTTAAATCACCTTTTTTGCGAATCACTCTATTTTGACCTGTTACGGTATTTTTATTTTCCACTACTCAGCCTTTTTAGTCTTTTTAGCTTTTTTTGCAGGAGCTTTATAAGGTGTGGCATCACTTCTACCTTGACATTGATACCAACCTTGAGATTCTAATTGTGCAATAACATCAGGCGAAGCATCCTTTACGCCTTTAATAAAACCTTGTGTTGGGTGTTTCATAAATTTATAAGACATATTTCTCCTTTAAATAAAGGGGGCGGTTACCCACCCCCTTTAGGGTTACTAACTATTATGGATTTTTAATATTTAAGCCCATTAAGTGTCCTGATTCATCTACAAGTTTTACCCCGTAAAGCATATCAGCAACTACTTTAGTTCCCAAAAACCCAACATCATACTGAGATTGGACTCTAACATCTTGTTGTGCTGCAAATGCACAGGCACTTGGTGGGTATATTGCACCTACCATAGTATCAGTACTATCTGAAGATGAAATAGAGCGAGAATAAAACACATCCATTCCATAGATAAGCCCAACTGCACCTGTTTTTAATCCACTTCCATCACCAACAGCATCTTGCCTGATAAAGTATTGTGCAATACCACCACTTGGGTTTAACATATCAGAAAGTATATTGTTGTTTACTGTAAATGAACATCCATTAGGGTCTATATCTTGTGAATATAAAGTGTTTAGTATAGCCTCTAAATCGTCAGCTTGAACTCTATTATCAGCAGTTAATGCTTGACTTGTTTGGAATCCATCTAACTCAGCCCAAACATCATCCTCAACGCCTCTTGCTAAAGACTCACCCATCATTTTAGTGTATTTAGTCAATAGCTCAGGGTTTGATTGAATAACAGCCATATCTTCAAATATATTAGCAAGATATTTATGCTTATTAATAGCCAATGCAACAGATGTTTCTGTGCCTGATATAGAGTAAGTTACTTCAGTATTAGCAGCTTTATCATTTGTGCCATCCATAGCAATCTTAGGGATATTAACTGTATCTCCACCTGATTGTACTAATGCACTATAGTCATCTACTGAACCTCTTAACTTTAAGCCTGCTTCAAAATATTTGTAAATTGCTTCAGACCAAATTTCAGGGATAAATACTGCCCCTGTGGTTGTATTAAAATGTGCCATTTTTTATTACCTTTTCATTTTCGCTTCGGCTGACTTTAATATATCTCCCCAATTTTCTTTAAGGTCTGCCATATCCATTTTAGTCCAATCTTTTGGAACGTCTTTGACACGAGCAGTACCTGCAACTTCAGGAGGATTAGCCTTAGCGTGATTAATTTTATTAGTTACATACTCAAGAGTTTCAAAATCTAATTTAGATAGAGGTTCTCTCTCGTCTTCAGGAACGCTTTCTAATAAGGCTTCACGCTTTGCAGTTTCATAACTTGTCCATTTATCAGCTTGAGCTTTGTATGCTTCCATCTCACCTGATGTTTTTTCGTACAATGTTTTGAAATCCTCTTTCTCTTTTAGCTTTGCCTCTTCAGCCTTTGCTAATTGAGATTCAAGTTTTGATAATCGTGCCTCAGCATCCTGCGACCTTTTACGATACTTTTTGCTTTCTGCAATTAATGCTCCTACATCGGTCGAATCTGTAGTTGCCTCTTGTGTAGTTTCCTCACTTACTGTTTCGGTAGCTACGGTTTGTTCTTCGGACATACTGTCCTCCTATATATTGTTATTTGGAATTTGTATCATACAATATGTTGCATAATACAAGT